CGATATTAATATGCATAATTTAATGGTAACTACAGAAGAAAAACTGCAAAAAAATTATCACTAGCTATGTACTTTTTAAATAAAACTACTATATATAATATGTGAGCTGCCAATAGGGGTTCACGTAATTTCAACCTTGCTTAATAGGAGGTCTATATGACTAACTCTAACTTTGACCATACATTTGCCGACTTTTATAAATTCAACAAGTTTTTTGTCGGTTCAGATAAGTTTGTTGATCGGCTAACGGAAACAGCACAGTTTCTGTCAAACACTGCCTTAAATGGCTCTTATCCCCCATTCAATCTTAAGAAAACAGATGACAATGTCTATGTCATCGAGATGGCTGTTGCAGGCTTCAGCAAGCAGGATCTAGAAATGACTCTTCAAGAGAATAAGCTAGTCATTAATGGTAAGATAACAGCCGACACTCTAACAGAAGATGGCATTGATCAGACTGTCTTGCACAAGGGCATCTCAGATCGCGCCTTCACTCGCTCATTCTCTCTCGCAGATAATGTAGTCATTAGTAATGCTTCCTTAATCAATGGTTTATTAAAGATTTGGCTTGAGCATGTCATTCCAGAGGATAAGAAACCCAAGAAGATCAACATCGAAACTACTGCTACTTTCGGTGATAGATTTAAACAAAAGGAAAGTTAATGGTAAACATAATCGATAACATAATCTCTTGGCTAGAGCGTCAAGAGAGAGTAAAGCGCACGATTAGAGAATTAAACCTTCTCTCTGATAGAGAACTATCAGACGTCGGTGTTGCACGCTGTGACATCTATAGAGTCGCTCACGGCTCAGTAGGAGGTCTCTATGACTCCAGGCTGGCCTGATATCAAAGAGATATAATATGTGGCCATATAATGAGGACGAACTAGTTATTATCAATGGTAAATAAAATTTATAGAGGGGATTGTTCCCCTCTATTTTTATAGGAGAAAAATATGGTTACTCAGCAACAGCTTCAATCGTTATTCAATAAAACTAAGTCGACTGTTATAGAATCGTTCGTAGATCCTATCAACAAGACTCTGGAAAAATTCGAGATTAATACGGCGAGCAGAATAGCTATGTTTCTAGCTCAAATTGGTCATGAATCAGGTGGATTGAATTTTACAAAGGAAAATCTAAACTACAAGGCAGAATCTCTAGTTAAGGTATTCCCTAAATATTTTCGAAATGTGGATCCAAATCTATATGCCCGCAATCCTGAAAAAATTGCAAATCGCGTATACGGTGGAAGAATGGGAAATGGACCTGAAGAAACTGGAGAGGGTTACAAGTATAGAGGTAGAGGTTTAATTCAGCTTACTGGAAAAGATAACTACACAAGATTTGCCCATGAAATGGGAATGGACCTCGAAGAGGCAGTTACTTATCTAGAAACAACAGAGGGAGCTGCAATGTCAGCTGGTTGGTTCTGGAATTCGCGTAAATTAAATGAAGTAGCGGACACTGGAGATATCGTAAAATCCACCAAGCTAATCAATGGTGGAGCTATCGGTCTCCATGAGAGAACTAAAAATTATAATGAGGCACTCGCAATTTTTGGTTAACTTTTATAGAGTTGCAGTGTATAGTATAACTAGCACTGCAACTTTTTTATTATGGAGTCGTGATGAAGTTTTACACAAACGTTTTTGCTCGTAGTGGCAGAGTCTATTGTCGTGGATACGATATGGGAATTAGGGTGCAGGATGCTGTGCCCTATAAGCCGTATCTTTTTGTTCCTTCTCCGAATGGTGACTACAAGACTTTGAATGGCTCTCGCGTGGAAAAGAAAAGCTTTTCCAATATGTACGAGGCTAAAGATTGGGCTAAGAAGCAGGAGACTATTGACAATGCTCTCCCGTTCTATGGCTTAACTCACTTCCAATATCTCTACATCTATGACACATATAAGGGTGAGATAGAGTACGATCCATCAATGATCAATGTCGTAACTCTGGATCTCGAGTGCGCGTCTGATGAGGGCTTCCCTGATATCTCACGCGCTGACAAGGAAATAACTGCAATCACTCTTAGGTCTAATGGAAAGTCTGCTGTGTTTGGCTGCGGAGACTTTCACACAGAAGATAAGAACATATACTATGTTAAGTGTGAGTCCGAGGTAGATCTCCTCGATAAGTTCATGCAGATCTGGAGATCTGATGCATGGTCACCTGATATCCTCACCGGCTGGAATGTCGAGTTCTTCGACGTGCCTTACTTGGTAAACAGAATTAAAAATCTATTCGGTGAGACTGCTGCTAAGAGACTTTCACCGTGGAATATGCTCGAGGAAAAGACAATCGAGATTCGCGGTAGAAAGAACCAGACTTATGTTCCTGCAGGCATTTCTATCCTCGACTACTTACAGCTCTATAAGAAGTTCTCATTCACAAATCAAGAATCTTATAAGCTCGACTACATCTCTCAGATAGAATTGGGTGAGAAGAAGATCGACTACTCCGAGTACGGATCTCTTCTCGATTTGTACAAGAATAACTTTCAAAAGTTTATCGAGTACAACATCCATGACTGCGTCCTAGTCGATCGACTCGAAGATAAGCTAAAGCTGATCGAGCAAGTTATGGCTCTAGCATACGACGCTAAGGTCAACTACAATGATGTCATGACTACCGTTCGCCCATGGGATATCATCATTCATAACTATCTCCTGGATCAGAACATTGTAATCCCACAGATGGTTATGAATTCCATGAACTCTGCCTTAGTCGGCGGTTATGTTAAAGATCCTAAGAAAGGTCTCAGCAATTGGGTAGTGTCGTTCGATTTAAATAGTTTGTATCCACACCTAATCATGCAGTATAACATTAGTCCGGAAACTCTCGGCGGCAGGCAAGGTTCGTTTCCATCTATCGATGAATTGCTCGAGGGTAAATTTACTCCCGAGTTAGAAGCAGCATACGCTGCCAATGGTTGCTACTATCGAAAGGATAAGCAGGGTTTTCTTCCAGCTCTCATGGAAAAAATGTATAATGATCGTACGATCTACAAGAAGAAGATGATCGAGGCTAAAAAGCGATACGAGAAGACAAAATCACTGGAGGATTCCAAGTTAATCTCGCGCTATCACAATATGCAATTGGCCAAGAAGATCCAGCTTAACTCGGCTTACGGTGCACTTGGAAATGAATACTTTCGGTGGTTCAGCTTTAACAACGCTGAGGCTATTACAACTTCAGGTCAATTAACTATTCGCTGGATTGAAAAGCGAATGAACGAATACCTCAACAATCTCCTTAAATCCAAGAATAAGGACTACATCATCGCATCCGATACCGACTCGATTTATATCGATATGAGTGAGTTAGTAAAGTGGTCTGGTGAAAGTGACCAGGTAAAGATCGTGAGTGCACTAGACCAATTCATCGAGGCTAAGATCCAGCCTTATATGGATAAGTGCTTCTCTGAGCTGGCTATTATGATGAACTCTTATCAACAAAAGATGCAGATGAAGCGGGAAACCATTGCCAATAAAGGCATCTGGAAAGCCAAGAAGATGTACATCCTCAATGCTTGGAATGTTGAAGGTGTTCAATACGATAAGCCTAAGCTAAAGATTCATGGCATCGAGGCAGTTAGGTCTTCCACTCCCTATGCATGTAGAGAGAATATTAAGAAGGCTCTCGAGATCATGATGAATGGCACTGAGTCGGATCTACAGAGATTTATATCCGACTTTAAGATTAAATTCATGCAACTGCCATTCGAGGATGTAGCATTTCCTCGAGGTGTCAACGGGCTAAATAAATACAAGAACGCAGTTTCTATCTACAGCACTGGAACTCCCATACAAGTAAAGGGTGCACTCCTCTTTAATCACATGCTGAAAAAACATAACATTACAAATGTGCAGCCCATATCAGAAGGCGATAAGATTAAATTTGCGTATCTAAAGATGCCAAATCCTGTAAGTGACACTGTTATATCTGCACCTGATATTATCCCAAAACAATTTGGCCTAGAAAAATACATCGATCGTGACATGCAATTCGAGAAGAGTTTTCTAGATCCAATTAAGTCACTTACCAATGTAATTGGTTGGCACACCGAAAAAATAGCAACTCTGGGAGATTTCTTCTAATGGTAAAAAAGCAAGAGATAGAACTTAAAAACGACTTCGGGTTTAGCCTCGTAACTGAGGAAGAATTGAAAGCGCACGAGAAGCAACTGAAGAAGCAAGTAGAGGAGCAGTCTAAGGTAATAGAGACTATTCCTGGAATGGTAGACAAACTAAATGGCTTAAGAGATATGATTATGCCCTTTCTCAATAATCTTGCTAAAGATCCTGACAAGACTCACATCGTGTGGCCAGATAGATCAGTTAAGATTAAGGAGTTCATCAATAAAATAAACAAATATGTGGACGGAGAATAATAGAGGTTTACATATATTCAAAAATGTTATATACTAAACAATAGACCCTTGTATATTGGAGATAATGATGTCACTTAAAGATCGTTTGATTAAAGCTTCTACCATCGAGTATACCGCTACCCTTACTGAGAGCAAAATCTACAGCAAGAAGGATGTTATTCCTACTACTGTTCCAATGATCAATGTTGCCCTTTCCGGTACAATCGACGGTGGTATCACTCCGGGTTTGACAATGCTTGCAGGTCCTTCTAAGCACTTTAAGACTGGATTTGCCCTATTATTGGCGAGCGCATTCTTAAAGAAGTATCCAGAAGGCATCATCTTATTCTATGATTCAGAATTCGGCACACCCCAGAAGTACTTCGAGACATTTGGTATTCCACTCGACTCAGTGGTTCATACTCCAGTAACCGACGTAGAAGATCTAAAGCACGATGTAAGTGTTCAACTACAGAACTTGACTCGCGATGATCGCGTCTTCATCGTTATTGATTCCATTGGTAATCTTGCATCCAAGAAGGAAACTGAGGATGCACTCGATGGAAAGTCAGTAGCTGACATGACTAGAGCGAAGGCATTCAAGTCTTTCTTTCGTATCGTCACTCCAAAACTGACTATGAAGGATATTCCCCTCGTAGTGATCAATCACACCTACAAAGAACTTGGTCTCTATCCTAAGGACATCGTAGGTGGTGGTACTGGATCTTACTATGGCTCTGATAATATTTGGATCCTCGGTCGCCAGCAGGATAAGGACTCAGACGGAATTCAAGGTTATCACTTCATCATCAACGTAGAGAAGTCCCGTTACGTAAAGGAAAAGTCAAAGATTCCTATTACTGTTTCATATGACGGTGGTATCAATCGCTGGTCAGGTCTCCTCGAGATTGCTATCGACGGGGGATATATTGTTAAGCCTAAGGCTGGTTGGTACGCAGTGGTTGATAAGGAAACCGGAGAAGTTAAGCAGCCTAGCATGCGAGCTGCAGACATTATAGATAGCAAAGATTTCTGGGTTAAGATGTTCCAAGAAACTGACTTCGCTAAGTATATCGAGAATCGTTATACGTTGTCATCAGGCGGCCCTATTATTTCCGCAGAAGAGGGAG